CATTAGTAGCAATAGTGATGGCAGTAACGAAGGTAGTAGCATTACATCTTTTGACAGCACAGGTTTCACTCTTGGTACTGGTAATCATGTTAATGGCAATAATTATACCTACGCCTCATGGTCATTCCGCAAGGCACCTGGTTTCTTTGATTGTATCCAATTCACAGGAAATAATACTGCCAGAACAATATCTCATTCATTGGGAAGTGTCCCAGGATTTATAATGGTGAAAGCAACTAACCGTACAAGTGGCTGGGTATGTTGGCATAGAGAATTGGGTAATACGAAAGGTCTAGCATTAAACTCGACTGCTGCTGAAAGTACTCCACCTTGGAACGCTACATATTGGAATAATACAGGCCCGACTGCAACACATTTTTCAATTGGTACTAATGCTGATGTAAATCATGGAGACTCAGGGAGTGAAGGAACCTATGTAGCTTATTTATTCGCAGGAGGTGAGTCCACAGCCGCTACTGCAAGGTCTGTTGATTTTGATGGAAGTGGTGATTATTTATCTATTCCTGATAGTAGTGATTTTGAAATTGACGGGACTAATTTTACTTTAGAATGTTGGTTTAAAGCTGATGATCTTAGTGGTGGACAGGCAATTGCAGGTCAGTGGCAATCTGGAGGAGGTACACAAAGGAATTTTGATTTTTACTTAAGTGGTTCAACTTTATATTTTGAAAATTGCAGGGGATCAACTAATTATTCAGTCTCAACAACTGTAACGGTTGGTCAGTGGTATCACATAGCAGGAGTATTAGATGGTACAACTTTAAAATTATTTGTTAATGGAAATCTTGTTGGCACGACAACTGTTTCAGGAAGTGCAAATAATAGCACTGCAAATTTTGGAATTGGTGGTTATGCCACTGGTACAACAGAAGAGTTTAATGGAAAAATTTCTAATTTACGTTTTGTAAAAGGTACAGCAGTTTATACATCATCATTCAGACCACCAACTGAGCCATTAACAAACATAACGAATACCAAACTTCTTTGTTGCAATAACTCATCTACTACAGGTTCAACCGTAACGCCCGGAACGATTACCGCTAATGGTGATCCAACAGCAAGCACAGATAGCCCCTTCGATGACCCTGCTGGTTTTGTCTTTGGAGACGCAGGGGATCAAAACGTAATCAAGTGCGGTAGTTATGTTGGTAATGGTGCTAATGATGGGCCAGAAATTAACTTAGGATTTGAATCGCAATTCTTGATAATTAAAAATTCAAGTTCTAGTGCTAATTGGGCTATGTGGGACGTAATAAGAGGTTTAACAACAGGTATAGACGCACAGCTTTACCCTAATTTATCCAATTCCGAATATACAGATACTACTCGAGTTGATTTAACATCTACAGGATTCCAGATAATGGGGGATAATGCGGAGGTAAATACCTCTGGAGACACGTATATCTACATGGCAATCCGCCGTCCAGATGGATACGTTGGCAAGCCTC